CGCACGCATCCTGCGCCAAGGTGCCAACCACGTTGTCATTCGCGTCCCAGTAGCTTGCGCCGTTGTAGTGGCAACCGATGTTGTCGCGGTAGATCCACTGGCATTGTTCGCGCAGCAGGCGGCGACCGGGAAGACTGCGACCTTCAAGATCGAACGGAACAGAAAGCTGGAACGTGACTGACAGTTTTGTTTCGTTGGTCTTTTGTTCCACAACCCACTGATCTGGTCCCCAGTAGGCGTCGGGATCGGCTGCGGGTTGGCCGTCAAGGTAGGTGGTCAGTGTGCGGATGCGCTGCACCGTGGCGCCAACCAAGTCGTCGTAGGTGTTGGTGAGTCCGGTGATGGCGAGGCCGACGTTGGCAAAAGTGATGCTGGGGCGCTCCAGTTGACCGCTGGTATTTAGCTCAAAGCCATTTGCCTGTAATGGCAGCGCAACGTATGTATTGCCGTCGTAGACAACATCACTGCCGTTAGTTTGTGTCCAATTGCAAAAGCGATAAATTGACTGGTCAACAGAACCAGCGGGAAGTAATACCGCGATATCCAGCGTAAAAAGATCAACAACTTCGGGAAGTTGCGTCTTAAATGTTTGACTATTGGGAGGCGATTGAGTCATACATACACTCTCCGCATTTCAAATTGCAAAGTTGCATACTCTGGGCTAACTGGCGTGATTGTCCATCCACTGCCAAGCAAGAAAGAGCGGGCGGCAAGCGTCAATTCGATGTCCACCACAGTGCCATTCGCAATGGTCACAGAAGTCAGCAAGCCTGTGACAAGGTTGGCGGTGTAATTGGTTGGCCGTGTGTAACCAGTCAACGTCAACGCGCTGATGTTTGTGTAACCCAATAGCAATTGACCGGATTCAAAAGGCCGCGAAAAACTTTTTGTGTTGAATGGCGGAGTCCAAGTAATTGCTTGCCCCTTTTTTGACAGCAGAAAACTTTCAATTGAAAAAGCTTCTGAATTAGTCAACGGAATTGTTTTGCAGTCCCAGACTTCTTGTTCACTATTCAAACCATCGGTCAACACTTGGCTGTAGCCATCGCCAAATTGCATCCGCTGGACACGTTGGTTGCGACGCACCGTGCTGGACAAATCCAGCTTGATGTCGTCAAACGCCATGTATGTCATCGCAGGATGCCTCCGCTACGGCGCTCGTTGACCAAGTTGGCCATCACAATACCTTGAACCTGATTTGCAATCCGCTTTTGCGTAGCGGGTGACAAATCCTCACCGGTATTTTGAACGGTGATATTGATGGAATCAACTTTTACGTTGTTGCCATTACCATTCATCGTCACTGGAATGCTGCGGCCATCAGGCAGAGGCACATACGCTTCAGGACGGCTTCCTTCGCCGTACATGGCCAGTTGGGGGCTATTGGCAATACCACCGGCGGCATAACGGCGAAGCTTCAGCGGACCTTGCTGGGTCATGATGCCACCCATCGCAAAGCTAAATCCGCCCGTAAATGCAAGCGGATTGAACGAGGTGGCGTTCGCGTTGTATTGGGAAACCCCAGACAAGGGAGCAACAGCAGAACCGGTGGGTTTACCCAAGAAGCCCAGTGAAGACATAATTGTTTTCAGCACGTATTGCTGAATAATCATTCGGGCTGTTTGATTCAAAATTTCAACGGCAAAGGCTTGGTAGTTGGTGGTGCCAGTGGTCACCAGATCAAAGATCGAGTTTTCAACTCCTTTGATGCCTTGATTGGCAAGGTTGGCGAATGCGTCACGGACGGTGCCGACGTTATCGGCATAGCTGACGAGGCCATCCTTCAGGCCACCCATCACGTCAGCGTTGTACTGCATCGCACGGGCGTTCTCGTACACCTTTTCAGTGATGCTGCGGAAGCCATCTTCAGTAGAAGCAAACCAGTCGGACATGGCCTGACCAGTCTCGCCTCTAGCAAGTTCATTCGATGCTTCCTCAAGCTGCACCAAAGCCTGAATTAATGGACCTTCATTGAGGTTGCCGCCAGCCTGAGCGGCTTCTCGTGCAAGATTAAAAACTTTACGTGCAAGATCATCTGTTTGCTTGCCAGCTTCCCTGACGGACTTGTTGTAATTGCTTTCAATCTTTTCCCAGGCAGTTGCACCCAATGCCTGCAGTGCTTCAACCGTTTCGTTGATTTTGAAATTCAGTTGCCGCTCAAGTTCACCGGCTTGACGCGTGAGGTCATTGCGGCGCTCCAGCAAACGTTCTTGACGCTTGGCTTCCTGTTCGGCCTTTTTACTTTCGCCGCCACCACCATCAGCAGTGATGCCAGGTAAACCACTGGGACGTGGTGTGGTTCCTGCTCCAGCGGAAGGAATTCTTGAACGCTCTTGACGCAATTCACTTTGCAGTTGAGTTAGCACGCCACGCCGGCGAGCAGTCATTGAATCTGTCGGTCCAGCCAAATCAGCCGTGACACCTTTAATTCGTTTCTCTAGATCCGCAATTCGCTCAGGGTCGTAAAATTTCATGCCCATGAAACGGGCAAGTGCATTTGCGGCTCTTGTTATTGCATTAACAATGTCGGCAAAAATTGTTTGAAATGCAGCGCCAATAGGTGCCAGCAAGCGACCAACACTTTCACTCAACTTTGACAACGAAGCCTGCAGGCGATCACCAGCAGATTGCGGTCCTTGAGCAATAATTTCCGCGCTTTTGCCGTAACGCTTGAACAGTTCTTCCGCAAACTTCTGAAAGTCCTGTAGCGAGACTTTGCCGTCTTCAAGAGCCTTATCCAACTCCTGCGGCGTCATGCCAACAGACTTGGCAAACAGGGTAAATGCACCGGGCAGACGCTCACCAATCTGTTGACGAAGTTCTTCTGCACTGACCTTGCCCTTGCTGAAGACCTGAGCCGTAGCACGAAGTGCGGCCTCCATGTCCTGCAGGCTGCCGCCAGTGCCGCGAATACCAGCGGCAATACCAAGGAACGCTTTTTCAGCATCGCGGACGTTGCCACCAGCGCCGAGAACAGAGGCGGACAGTTGGGTGAACTGCCTCGTGATCTGCTCTTGCGGAATTGCCAGCCGCTGACTTGTTGTATTGATGAAATCAAGAGCCTGCTGGTACGAAACCGAATCCTCGGTGACCAGCTTCAATGCGGTTCTTTGCCTTTCAATCGACGCGGTATAGCCGGCCAGCCCTGCAACCTGCTGCCCCATCATTCCAGCTTGGGCGCCAATCGCACCACCAGCAGCCATACCAGCAAGGCCGAACGGTGCGCCAGCCAGAGCGCCAACAGCGCCAAGCGGACCGCCAAACACACCAGCAGCAGCAACCGTGCCAGCGCCCCTAGCAAGCCCCATCAGGCGACCAGTGCCACCACCGGGCTGTACTTTTTTCAGTTGTGCCTCAAGTTTCGCTGCTTCAGCGTTTGCTTGTTTAAATTCAGCAGTTCCAATCTCAACGCTATTTGCAATCTCGCGCCATGCATTTGAATAGCCCTTGAGATTATTGATGCTATTTGCAGAAGTCTGCTGAATCTTTCTCAGTTCATCAGATACTTCTTTGAAATTGACATTTGCAGCCGCAGCTTGTTGCCCCAGATTCTTGAAGCTGCCAGACAACCTCGTGAGCTGCTCACCGCCCTGTTGCTTAATCCTCAGCAGCAGCTCAGTGGTTTGGCTCATTTGCGTTTGCTGTTCAGAACGGCTAGGGCAGCCATTTCCATCACCTGCACGCCTTCGAAGATGGCAACAGGATCGTTGACTGAATACAGCTTACAGAGCCATTCCAAACTCGGGTAGATCAGTCCTGTCAATCCAGCCATGCTCGTGTGCCATTGCGTCGACATGCGAATGAACATCAACACAACCTCCCAGTTCTCCTCCCAGATCTCACAGTCCTGCTGTGCAGTCTGCAGACGTGCAGCGGCAATCTGCTCCTCGCTTGCGCCAAGAGCCTTCAGGTCGGCCTCACGTTCGTCTACAACGCCGCCTTTCGCCCAGTACTCAGCGGCGTCTTTTAGTTTTTTGCCGGCGCCCCAGTGACGCTATCGGCATACGCCTGAATCAAAGCCTTCATGACGTAAGG